CTTCAAGACGTTCGGCGAGAACATGGTCGCCATCGTCCAGTGGGGCATGCCGAACGGGCGGCGCGATGCGCGGCTCAAGAAGCAGCAGTTTCAGGCGGGCTTGGCCTCCGGCATGGACGAGACCGTGGGCGCCGAGGGTGGATTCTTCATCCAGCCCGAACTCACGTCGCAGGTGATCGACCCAGTGTACAAGGATGACCCGATCCTCTCGCGCGTGACCCGCGTGCCGATCGGCAGCAACACCAACGGCGTCCGCTACAACGTGGTGGACGAAACCAGCCGCGCGACGGGCAGCCGGTGGGGTGGGGTCGAGATGTACTGGAGCTCAGAGGCCGGCACGCTGACCTCCTCCAAGCCCAAACTCCGCCTCTTCGAGCTGAACCTGAAGAAGCTGATCGGGCTCGCGTATCTCACCGAAGAGTTGACGCTGGACGCCCCGGCCGCGGAGTCGCTCCTGACTCGTGCGTTCCAGGCGGAACTCCAGTTCACCCTCGCCAACGCGATTTTCCGCGGCACGGGCGGCGGCCAGCCGCAGGGCTTCCTCAACTCTGGCGCGCTCGTGACGGTAGCGATCGAGGGGTCGCAGACGATCGCGAACTCCGCGCAATATCTCTCGCTCAACATCACCAAGATGCTCATGGCGATCCCGTCGTCGCTCTGGGGCGATGTGATCTGGCTGTATCAGCAGGAGTTCCTGCCCTACCTGATGAACGCCAGCCTCGCCGGCAGCTCGTCGGGTGCGGCCGTCCCGATCTTCGTGCCAATGGGTGGCTTCACGCAGCGCCCGTTCGACATGATCCTGGGGCGCCCGGCGTACCCGTCCGAGATGTGCTCGGCCGTTGGCACCCCTGGCGACATCCTCGCCATCGCGCCCTCGCAGTACCACCTGGGCGAGAAAGGCGGCGTGCAGCAGGCGCAGTCGATCCACGTCCGCTTCCTGAACGACGAGCTCACCCTGCGGTGGATCTACCGCGTGGACGGCGCGTCCGTGTGGCGCACGGCCGTCACCCCGTTCAAGGGTGCGGTCGCTCGTTCCCCGTGGGTCGCACTCAACACCCGTAGCTGACCCCCTCACCCTCATGGCGGGGCGGCTCACACCGCGCCCCGCTGCCCTCACTGGAGAATCGGACAATGGCAAGCAACTGGTCGCTCGCGCAGGAGGCGTCGCTCGTCACCGCGATGGCTCTGGCGACCGACGCCGCAGGGCGCACGGGGAGCTACGTCACGCTCAAGAATGCCCACAAGGCATTCCTCGTGTTTCACATCCACCAGGGCAACGCCGCCACGATCGCGCTGTCCGTGGAGCAGGCTACGGCTGTCGCCGGCACCAGCGCGAAAGCGTTGTCGGTCGTGCGCTGGTGGGCCTGCATCAACGAATCATCGTCGGACGTGCTCGTCCGCCAGACCGATGGCGCGAGCTACACGACCGACGCGGGGACGCAGGACAAGATCGTCGTCGCCGAAATCGACCCCGGCGATCTGGACATGGCGAACAGCTTCATCACGATCGCCCCGGTGACGGGTGCGTCGAATGTGGCCAACCTCACGTCCTGCATCGCGATGCTGACTCCGATGCGCTACGCCGCGGATCAGCCGCCCACCGCGATCGCGAACTAACACGATCCGATGGCTGTCGTCGAGAACCTCGATGTTAACACCGCTGATTTCGACGTCCCGGTCACATGGGCCGGGGCGCCGAGCGGCGCGAAAGCCATCGTCGGCCGCCACGACAAGCACGTGCTCGGCGAGGACGGCGTTGCCTACGTCATCGGGAACGTGTTCGGTGCGTACATGAAGACCTCACTCGCAGACACGCTGGGGATGGGAACTGCGCTCACAGTGAGCAGCGGTCCCTATGCGGGCTCGTATACCGCCCGCAGTTCAAACGCGGAAGCAGACGGCGCGTATTCGGTGGTCGAACTCAGGAGCGCGACATGAGCGGCGTGTCGATTGTCAGTCAGATCGTCGCGTTCGCCTCGGCGGCGCTCATCGCTGGGTCTCCGCCTGCGGGGCTCACCGTCAATCGCTTCCGCACCTACCCGTACCGGAAATCCAACCTCCCCGCGATGTCGGTCTATCCGCTCGAGGATGAGCAGATCGAACGTGTGGGGACGGACACCGCACCACTGAGCGAGCGGCATTTCCACTTCCGCGTCGCGTGCTACGATAGGGGCGATCCCATCGATCTCGCCTTAGACCCGCTCTACGTCTGGGCGATCCAAACGCTCATGGCGGATCAGACCTTCGGGGGCCTTCTCGAGAGCCTCCAACACATGAAATCGCATTGGCGCGTGGACGATGAGGACGAGGTGTACGGCGCGGTGGGCCTCGACTTCGCGGCGCGTCTGATGGTCGTCGCCGCCAACCCCACCGCTACCTACTAACCAATCCCCGAGGATCAGCACAGACCATGACATACACCGGCCCCGCACTACTCTCGCCGAGCAACAGGCAGACCCAGACCCCTCGCGGGATCGCGATCTTCTACCCGTTTGTCAACGGCGTGGAATCGATCGGCGGTTTCCACCTGGGGAACCTGGACGCAGTGGACTTCGACCCGAAGATCGAAACCGACATCATCAAGAACATGATGGGCGGCATCGCCTCGCCCTACGCCCGCGCCGCGACCTACGCGGAGATGGAGCTCAACATCACCGGCACGGAGTTCTCGGCGAACAACCGGGCGCTCTTCACGTCGGGCACCTACGTCCCGTACTCACAGACCGGCGCGTCAGTCACGGCCGAGTCGGTCACAACCAGTGCGGTGCTGGGCAGCTTCTACCAGTTGGCGCATCGCAACATCACGGCGCTCACCGATCTCAAGGTCGGCGCGACCTCGCTCGTCGCGAACGTGCCCGGCACCCCCGGTGACTACAACGTCATCGATCTCAACGCGGGCGAGATTCAGTTGCTGCAAACTCCGGTCACGGGTGCACTGGTGGCCGGCGCGACGGTCACGGCAGACTACACCTACGGCACGATCGCGCTCGATTCCGTGTCGCCGCTCACGACCCCGTTCTACGAGGGGCGGCTCCGGCTGATCCAGAACAACGCGTATGGCATCTCCCGGCAGATCGACGTCTGGTACGCGTCGTTTGTGGCGAAAAAGGGTGGCGCGCTCATCAGCGAGAAGCACGCGACCTGGGAGGCGTCGGCGCTCATGTACAACGATTTCCAGGCGACCGGCGGTGCACACGGCGGGACGGCAGTGTATCCGTACCTCCGCGATCTCAACATCACCGCGACCTGATTCCTGATGCGGGCGGGGATGGCCCTCGGGCTGTCCCCGTTCGCCGCGGGATCGCGCTATGGCAACACGGATCACCATCGGGGACGCGGTATTCGAGCCCGTCCCCACCGCCGAAGCATCGGCCGACAACGTCGGCTTTATGATCTCCGAGCTACGGAAAGCGGGCATTGCCTCGCTCGACCGCTATACGGGGATCGCCAACGACGACGTGCGGAACGTCTCACTCGTCGCCGACATCTACGACTCGGGCCACCTCTTCACGTTGCTCGCCGGGCTCTATCGCCGCGCGGGCGAGCCGTGGAAGCGGGATCAAGTCGAGGCCAACGCGAGCGTCTTCAGCGAAGCGAAGGGCGTCGGCGTGTTCGCCACGTTTCTCTCTGCGGTCGGAGAGGCGCTCGCGGATTTTTTCGTGAGCGGGGGCAGCTCTTCGCCGACTTCGCCGACTGCTTCGCCCCAGCCGACGACGACAGCGGCCCCGCGCAATACATCGGCGCCCCGAGCTACGACTACGGCGAATGGAACGGCGTCATCCGGGACGTCGCCGGGTCCGACGCCGATCGCATCCGCGCCGTCGCGCAATGGCCGCTCCGCGAAACGCTCCTCGCGTTCCGCGAGTACCTCGGGCGCGAACGCATAGCGCAGTACTGGCGGCTCATGGGGATCTGGGCCGCGTGCGGGGGAGACGAGAAGAGTATGCCGAAGTTGCCGAAGGAACTCGAAGACGACTAACTGAAGGGATGGAGTGAGCGATGGCAGGCGCGGTCAATGTCCAAGTCACGATCGATGCGAAGGACAATGGCGCCGCCGCCCAGCTCTTAGCACTCAAGCAGGCCGCGGGGCAACTCGGCGTCGCGTTCAATGTCGCCACGGCATCGAGTGCCAAGCTGGGTGCGAGCGGCAAGGGGCTCGGCCGCGACTTCTCCGGTGCGTTCGCCGGGGCGATCGAAGGCGCGACCGGCCTCCGCACGGTGCTCGCCCAGGTGGCGATCGGCTACGAGGCGATCCACGCGGCGCGGGCCTTTCTCACGGAAGGGTTCACCGCGACGAGCGGATTAGAGCAAGCGCGGCTCGGCATCGGCGCGGAGGTCGCGGCCTCCTCGACGATCACCGATCCCTCTGGCAAGGCGATCGAAGGGCAAGAGAAACTCGCGCTCGCCACCGCACTCGCCGACACGGAGATGCGGGGGCTCCAGGCTGATGCCGCGCGCGTCGGCATCGAAGCCACGGCGCTGGCCGGGATCTTCACCAAGGCCGTGGCGCCCGCCATTCGGGGAAGCAGCACCGATGTCGCGACGACGCTGGCCAACCTTCGGAGCGAGACCACGCAACTCGCGGTCCTCGCGCGGGAGTTGGGCATCCCGTACGAGCAGGTCGAATCGACCCTGCTCCAAATCCTGAACGGCCACGCGCAGCAGCGGAACCAACTCGTCGCGATCCTCGGGCTCACGCAGGCCGATCTCAAGGCGGCCAAAGAGCGGAACGACATCCAGGGGTTGCTCAACAGCCGGCTCGCCGCCTACAAGCCGCAGGACGCCAGCACGAACCTCCGGGGGATCGAAGGGCAGTTCAAGGAATCGCTCGAGCGCGGGGCGGAAGATGCGGTGGCGCCGATCGTCACCGTCATCGAGCAGAAGATCGGCCCCGCGTTCTCCAAGCTCGACCTCTCGGGATTGACCCGCGCCATCCAGGCGATCACCACGCAGGTGGGCACCGTCTTCGGGCAGATGTTCGACGAGGCCGTGAAAGGCGCACAGGCGCTCGCCGGGTGGCTGGACCAAAACCGCGACAAGGTACAGGCGGTCGTCGCGGATGCGGTCGCGCTGGCGTCGCAGGTCGGGACGGCGCTGGGCGCCGCGATCAAGCTGGCGGCGGCGTTCGTGCAGGTCGGACTCTCCAGCGGGATCATCGGCGGGGCCGTGCGCGCGATGGCGGACCTCCTGACGCTGGCCGCCAAGTTCGCACCGGAGATCGCGGCGGCGTTCGCGATCGAGAAGATCGTCGGATACACGGTCGCGCTCAACAAGATGACGGGCGCGGCGATCGGCGTGGCGACCCGGATTGGCGGCTTTGTCACATCGCTCAACGCGGCTGGCGTCGCTGCGGGTGCGGCGGCGGTGGGAGTGGGCGCCACCGAAGCCGCTGCGGCTGGTGCCGTAGCCCCGCTCACGGCAGCGGGAGTCGCGGCGGGGGTCGCAGCCGGTGGCTTCCTCACGCTCACGGTGGCGCTCACAGGCATCGGCCTCATCCTCGCGGGCATCGGGCTCGCGTGGGAAGTGCATCGGCAGAATGTCGCCCGCGCCCGCGCCGAGCAGGAAGCGGCAAACCAGGCGCTCGGGGAGTCGATTCGGCTGGCGCCAGAGTTGATCGCGCAACTCGCAACCGAGGAAGCGGCGGCGAAGGCGGCCACGGCCGGCACGACGGCCCGCAAGGAGGCCGAGGAGGCCGTCGCCGCGACGAAGGCCAAGCTGATCGCGCTGTCGCCCTCCTACGCTGGCGCCATCAACGACGAGACCTCGTCCATCGAGGGGCAGACCGCCGCGCTCCAGAAGCTCCTCGCCGCGCAGCAGGAGCAGGCCGCCAGCCAGGTGCGGATCGCGGAGCAGCGGGTCGTCGATGTCGAATCGCGGCTCTCGCAGACGCAGCACGCGGTCGATCACCCGGGAGAGGTCGGGGGCGGCGACGAGGGCGCGCTGGCGTCCACGATCCCGGATCTCCAGGAGGAGAAGCAGAAGGCGCTCGACGACCTCAAGAAAGCGCAGACGGCACTCGCCCCCGCAGCCGCCCCGCTTCCCGGGCAGGCGGATGTCATCAAGCAGATGGCCGCCGACACCGCGGAAGTGAAACGCCAGCACGCCGCGGGCCTCCTCGACGAGAAGCACTATCAGGACGCGCTCGCGCAAATCCAGTTCGACGGGCTCGAAAAGCAAATCGCCGTCAGACAGAAGGCGATGGAGCTGGAGTCGGACCCCTTCCGCCGCAAGCAGGAGCAGGACCAGATCACCGCCCTCCGCCAGCAGCAGGCGGGGACGGCGACGTTCACCCGCGCGCCGCAGGAGGCCGCGCCGGGCAAGGGCCGCAAGGAGGATGGGCAACGCGAGGCGGACGCCGCCGCCCAGCGATCCATCATCGCCGAGCAGATGCGGCTCGACAAGCAGGACACCGAGGATCTCTACAAGCAGAAGCTCCTCACGGCCGAGCAGTACTACACGAAGCTCGCGGCGATCGAATACGACGGCCTCCAGAAAGAAGTCGCGATTGACGAGCAGCTCCTGCAAACGGAGACCGACCCGAAGAAACGCACCGAGTTGCTGGCGCAGATCACGAACCTGAACGCCCAGGCGCTCGAGGCCACGAAGCACACGACGGCGCTGGAGATCGAAGCCCTCGACGAGCTCCAGAAGAAGCGCATCGAGACGGCCCGTACGTCGATCAGCGATCAGGCGACGGCGACCCGCGATACCCTCTCGGCTCGCGTTCAAGACGTGCACGCCGAGGTTGACGTCGGCACGATCACGAAGGCGCAAGGCGCGCAGCAGCTCGCGGCGGCCTACGCGACGGCGCTGACCAACCTCCGGGCGTTGATCGTGGCGCAAGCGCGGTTGGCGGCGCAGGATCAGGACCCGAGGGATTTCGCCAAACTCGCGGAACTGTCGAAGGATTTCAGCCAGATCACGCTCGAAGCGCAGAAGGCCCGCGACGCCAGCAACGAGTTCGCGAAGGATCTTGGCGACGCCTTCGAGCGGAGTTTCGATCAAATGCTGGGCGGCGGCCTCGATAAGATGCGCAGCTTCTCCGCCGCCATTCGTGAGATGGCGCTCGGGATCGCGAAGGATCTCCAGCGGGCCTTTGCGCAATCGCTCGGAAAAGACATCAAGGCGGGCGTCGAGCATCTCCTGAGCACGAAGCCCCCGGCGCCCCCCGGAGACGGCACATCGTTCTCGCCGCCAGCCGCCGCGCGAGCGGTCGCAGCCGGAAGCGGCGCCCAACTCGGCGCTGCGGGCGATCAGCTCTCGGCGTCGGCCGTTGAAATGAAATCGGCTGCGGCATTATGGGCCGAAGTCGCTGCGGCGTTCGCGAAGATCGGGGTTCCGGTTGGCCCCAACCCGTTCGTCGCCCCCGCCTCCGCAGGCGCGCAGCGCGGGAACGCCACACAGTCGGGCGCGGGCGCTTCTCCGCCGTCTTCCCTTGCACTCCCCGGCGTGGCGACCGCTCCCGACCTCGGGACGCTAGGCGGGGACGCCGGGGTGCCCCCCATCACTGCGGACGTGCCGGGCGCGGGCACGCCGGGCGGCCCACTACCAGGCGCCCCGTCGCCAAGTGGCATCGCCGGCAGCGTGCTGTCGGTCCTCGGCCCGCTCGCGGGCGGCCATGCGCCCTCTGCGGCGGGCGTGATCTCGAGCGTGGCGCCCATCGCGAAGGACATCATCGGGGGCGCCCCATCTGGCGGCGGGGGAGCGGCCGCGGGCGGAAGCGCGGCGCTCGCCGCCGCCGCAGCGGCCATCCGCAGTGCGGCCTCGCAACTCGCCAGCTCCGCGTCTCAGCTCGGCTCGGCCGCCCAGCAGCTCATTCAGGCCGCGTCGGCGCTCTCCAGCGCTGGAGGGTCGGCCGGCGGGTCCGGTGAGAGCGGCGGTGGCGGTGGCCTGATCGGAAGCATTCTGGGTTCAACCGGTGGGGGCGGCGACGCGGGCGCGGCGGCTGCTGCTGCGCAGGGCGGCCACGTCACCCAGCGAGGGGTCTTGCGCCTCTGGCGGGGCGGGGCGGCTGAGGCCCCGGCCGACCATTCCCATCGGCGCGAGATGTTCTCACCGGCGCTTCGCGCGGCTGCGGGAATGCTCGCCCTTGCCGCGGGCGGCCACGTGTGGGGCGCCGGGACAGCGACCAGCGATTCGATCCCCGCCATGCTCTCGAAGGGCGAGTACGTGGTCAATGCGGCCTCTGTCAGCAAGGTCGGCGTCCCCGCGATGCACGCGATCAACGCGGGGAAGTTCACCCGCGACTCGCACAACACGATCCGGCATTTCGCGAGCGGTGGCCTGGTCTCGGGCGGCGGCGGGAATCAGGCCCGGGGCAGCGAACGCCACGAGGTCAACATCAACCTCGCGCCGGGCCTCGTCGCGGAGCACATGCAGTCGCCCGCGGGACGCGACGCGATGGTGAACGTCGTGACGAAGAACCGTAGCAGCATGAAAGCGGGGCTCGGGATCGGATGACGCCGCCCGCCATTCTCTTCTCCCCGCGGATTCACTGGGACGGCCCGACGTATTGGCGCGAATCGCTCGCGTGGCTCACCGACGTCCAGACGGCCGACAACGACTCAGAGGTGCGGGTCGGGCTACGGTCCAAGCCGCGGCGCACGATCGAATACACCGCCAAGGCCCTCACCGCGCGGGAGGCGGCGCTGCTGGGCAATCTCGTGTGGGGGAATCAACCCACGCTCATGGGAATCCCGGTGTGGGCGGATGTCTGCACGCTCGCGGCCCCGCTCACGATCGGCGCCGCGGCGGCCACGCTGGACACGACCTACGGCGGGATCGTGGACCGCGAGTTCGTGGCCGCGGGCTTCGTCGGATTCTGGAGCGATCCCTTCACCTGGGAGATCCAGACTTTGAGCGGGCTGACGCCGCCCGGCTCTATCGCGATGAGTGCGACGACGAAGGCGTGGGCGGCCGGGACGGCGGTGTTCCCGGTGACCGTCGGCACCCTCAATTCCGTCGAGCAGCAGCGGCGGAAGAGCGGCGCCATCAACGAGATCGCCATCGTCGCCGCGTGCGACGTGCTGGCGGATACTGCGATGACGGCCGCCGCGACGTGGAGCGGGCCGTCATTCAACGGGTCAGACTGCTTGAGTGCGCCCTTTCACAACTGGACGGAGCAGCCGGCGAGCGTCTATCACCGGACGATGCTGCTCGAGGATTCCATCACCGGAGTCTTCGGTTACTACAACCCGAACGCCGCGCCCGTGCCGGTCCGTGATTTCCTCTGGACCAATCTCACGCGGCCGGCCATCGCGCAGCTCAAGGGCTTTCTCGCCAACCGGCTCGGGCGCTACAGCGCGTTCTACTGCCCGACCTGGGTGCAGGATTTTGTACTGTCGTCGCCGGTCCTCACGACCGACACGACGCTCACGGTCGAAAGCTGCGGCTATTCGGCCTACGTGTTCCCGGCCGATGCGGTGCGGCGGACGCTCGTGCTGATGGCGGGCTCGGCGTTCGTCCCGGTGACGGTCAACCGGGCGATCGACAATGGGGACGGCACGGAGACGCTAACGCTCAACGCAGCGGTGGGGACGGCGTTCGCGGCGGGGATGGCGACGCAGGTCTCCTACCTCACGCCCGTGCGGTTGGACCGCGATGCGATCACGATCGAATACAAGACGGCCGGGATCGCCGAGACCAAGCTGTCGCTCGCCGAAGTGCCGCTCGGTGTCACGATCACGCCGGGCGCCGGCAACATGGTCGTCCTCAAGCCCGGGCGGTACCTCACGGCGACGGTGCCCTCGGCGCTGGGCGGCCAGACGGCGGTCTACATGCGCATTCGGTTCCTCGTGGACACGCTCGCCTCTGGCATCTTCCTCATGACGCTGGACGGCGCGATCGCAGTGTCGGGCGGCCCGGCCGGCACCGACGTGCAGTTCAACGGCACGCTCGGCCCCGGCGGCTACGCCAACGCCATCTTGTTCACCGTGCCGATCGCCGCGCTCCCGGCGGACGGGACGGGGCTCGTGCTCTCCGCCTACTACAGCGCGACGATCGGCGCGGCCGTGCGCGTAGAAACCGACTCAGGCGTTGCGCTCGGCTCCGGCGCCTGGGCGACCGGCAACCCCATCCTCGGCGTTGGCAACACGCCGAGCGGTCCCACCACCGTTTGGATCGGCCAGATACCGAGTGGGTACGGCGCCACCACCGGCAACATGACGTGCGACGGCGCGGAAGTCGGGACGGGCGTGGCCCCGGGCGCGTTCAACGCGATCCCGACCACGGCTGACGCGGGTGTTGTCGGCCTCTGGTCGTTCGACGCGCAAAGCCTTGTCTCGGTCTCCAGCATCGGCCCACCGCTCGTCTCGACCCTCGGTGCCTCCGGCGCCCCGGTCGAGACGTACATCCCTGGCGGGATCTGGATCGCGCCGCCGCTATGACCACCCCCTACGCGGTCCTCGAATCGGCGGGCGGGAAACCGCTCGAGCTCTTCCGCTTTGTCTCCGGCGCCACCGTCTACACGTACACGTCGGGCGACGTGCCCACGACGTTCAACGCGGGCGCGGGCGACGAGACATACACCCCGGTCACGCTCAAGCGGGCCTCGGTGCTCTCAAGCAGTGAAGCGTCCAAGCTCGAATTAGAGATCGGATTCGGCGTCGAAGTGCCGCTCACCGCGCTCTTCGTGAACGGCGCGGCACCGGGGCCGGTGAGCTGCCAGGTCTTTCGCTTCCAGCGGGGTGCCGATCTCTCGGGCGGTCTCGGCACCGATCAGATCGTGTCGAGCTACATCGGCGTCGTCGCCGCGGCCGCGTGGCAGAACGCGGAGGCCACGCTCTCGGTCACACCCTCCCAGCGGACGCTCCAGCAGACGATCCCGATCTTTCGGATGCAGCAGCAGTGTAACCACGCGCTGTATGACGCGGGCTGCACGATCACGAAAGCCGCCTTCGCGCTGACGGGGGTGATCGCGTCGGTCGATGTCACCGGCACGATCATCGGGATAACGATGGGTGCGACGGCGCAAGCGGTCCCCTACTACGCGGGTGGCCTCCTCACAATCGCGGGCGTTGGGACCGGCTTCGTCGAGACGCACAACAACTCGACCGGCACCGCGCTCAACGTGTCGCTCTTGACCCCGCTGCCTGGGCTGGCTGTGGGGGCGACGGTCACCATGAATCCGGGGTGCGACCGCTCGTTTCAGACGTGCGTGCAGAAGTTCGCGAACGGCACCAACCATTTCGGCTTCCCGTATATCAATCCGACGGACCCGTGGGTCGTGGGGATTCGTACCGACTCGACCTACGGGGGGACATAGTGAGCTTCCTCGTCATCCTCGTGATCCAGGCGGCGATCACGCTCGCGGCGTACCTCCTGACGCCCAAGCCGCGGAACCCGCGGCCCGACATCGCAGGGGTCAAGCCGCCGTCAACGACCATCGGCCAGCCCATCCCCGTGGTCTTCGGCACGATGAAGCTGCCGCCGATGGTTGCGTGGTGGGGGAACTCCCGCGCGCAGCAGTACAGCTCCGCCAACGGCAACACGTACAACTACGGCTTCGACTTCATGGGCGTCCTCTGCATGGGCCCCGTCGACGCCATTCTCGATTACACCGTCAACGATCACTCCTTAGTCCAGTACACGCAGCAGCGGCATTACGTGAATGCGTGGGGCGATCCGGTCACGAACACGCCCATCCTGGTGCAGTACTACACGAATCCCTCTGGGCCGAATGCGACGTTCCCGCTCCGGTTCGGGACGTTCCCCGCGGGCGGCGCGAACATGGTCATCGACGCGCCCAAGCTCCTGGGCGGCCCGCTCTCGGCGGGCGGGCTCTCGCAGGTCTGGATGGATTTTTTCCTCGGTGGGCCGGGGCAAGCCGTGTCGGCCACGATGGCGCGCTTGATCGGCAACGTGCTCGCGAGTTCGCCCACGGGGACGCCGGTGCCGCAGCCGCTGTATACGAGCCTCTGCTATATGGTGTCGTACCAGGATCAGAATCCCGACAACTTTAAAAACTCCGGCTACTACGGCACGAGCCCCATCCCGCCCACCTTCGCGGCGGTCATCCAGCGGTGCCCGAAGACGCTCTCGACCGCGCTCGGGCATCCCGAGTACGCGACGTTCTCGACCTACGATGCGAATCCGGTCGAGGCCCTCTATAGCGCGCTGACCTCGCAGGAGTTCGCGGCGGGACTCAAGCCGCTGCTCCAGATCCCGTCCAGCGGGATCGATGTCACGAGCTTCGAGACCGCGTGCGCGACGGTCTACACTGAGGCGCTGATCGGCAGCAACCCCGGCCCACCGATCGCGCGGAGCTACCTGAGCAACAACGTCAACAAAGGGGACGGCACCTTCAGCAACATCGCGGGCGCGTTGGGGGCGCCGACCGAAATCATCACCGTCACCTTCACCGGGGCGACGACGTTCACGGTCACCGGCAGCGTCTCCGGGCCGATTGGCACCGGCACGACGGGGACGCCGTTTACCTCAGCGGTCATCTCGTTCACGATCACAGCCGGCATCATCGCCTTTATCGCCAGCGATTATTTCCAGTTCTTCGTCACGCAGATCGCGAGCGCCGGGATCTCGGACGCGATCGGTGCGTCGGATGCGACGGCGGCCGAAGAATGGTTCCGTGGGATCTTGACCGCGATCGACGGTGTGATGTTCACGCACCCCGAGACGAGCCTCTTGACGCTCAAGCTCGTGCGGTCGGATTACACGCTGGCCGATCAACCGCTCGTTGACGAGTCGGTCTACGACGACAGCTTGAAGTACGTCGAGGGCTCGTGGCCGCAGACCTTTAACGAGGTCTCGGTCCGCTACCGGAACCGGGGCGTGGATTACACCGCGCCCGTCACCGCCGCCGGGGATGCGTGGGCGATGGCGCAGGGTGTCGCCACCGTCCAGAATATCGCGGCGCTGCAAGCCAATGGCGGCATCCCGCAGCTCGCCGAGCCGCTCGACTTGCCCATGCTCACCAACGGGCTCTCGGCGGCCGTGTGCGCGGCGCGTGCCCTTCGCACCGTCTCCGTCCCGCGCGCGAGAGCGTCGTGGCTCCAGAACCGCACGGCGCACGCGTTCACGCCGGGCATGGTGGTGCAGCTCGCGTCCAGGCGGTTCGGTATCACGCAGAAGGCGATGCGGATCACGAGCGCCGACTACGGCACGCTTGAGAACGGGAAGATCCGCATCGAAGCCGTCGAGGACAGCTTCGTGACGCGGCCCCCGATCTTCCCGATTGATCCCGGCTCCCCGATCTCCACGGGCGTCGGCGGGGGCGGCCTGGTGACGGCGACCGGGGCCACAATCACGCTCGCGATCACTCCGACCCCGGTCACGATCCAAGTCGGACAGTCGGTGACGTTCACGGTCGTGGCGACGAGTGGCGGCACGCCGGTCACGGATAGCTTCGCGTTTACGACGGCGGATGCAACGATCGCGTCGGTGAGTGGCAGCGGGACCGCAACGGGCGTCGCGGTGGGGACGACGACGATCGCGGTGTACGATCCCTTCGGGAATCGCGCGACCGCCGTCGTCACTGTCGTGGCTGCGGCGTCGCCCGTGCTCGACCATCTGACCATCACCCCGCTCTCGGCGACCGTCGCCCCAGCGGCCACGCAGACGTACGTCGTGGCGGGCGTGGATCAGTTCGGGGCGCCGTACGCGGTCACCCCCGTGTTTGCCTCGTCGCTCACCGGCGTCGGCACGATCAATAGCTCCACCGGTGTGGCGACGGGTGTGGCGACCGGCGAGACCACGATTACGGCGACGGCGGGGGGCCTGAGTGTCACCGCGACGCTCACGGTGGCCGTCGTCGTCATCCCGCCGCCGCCGGGCGCGATAGCCGTCATCCCCCCGGCGACCTATCTCACGGCCACGAACACCGCGCTGGCCGGGGGCGGCTCGGGCCTCGCTGCCGTGACAGTGCGCGCCCGATTCCTCGTGGATCAACT